AACATTTTCCCCCCCCTCAATAAAAATATGAAAAAAGAAAACAACAAAAAAATACGGGAGGATCTAAAAGATTACATTGTAGAAACTGGCGATTATCAAAAAACAATAGAAGCGGGTTCGTTAGAGGCGGCTACAGAAAGTGCGTTTATTTTATGGCCACCTAAAAATCCGTCAACTCTAACAAGGGTAAAAGCAAAAAGACCGTTGAAACTTAAAAGAGGCGATGGTTTATGGCATTACATTGACACGAGGATAATGCTTAAAAAAGCTGGATATAAAGTAATAAATAACCCCCCAATAAAATGAAAAAAGAAATAAAATCCGAAGTGAATATAAGACGATCTGGGGGCGGTTTTCTCATAGAAATCACTAACACTCCCATAGACCAAATGTTTGCGGTTACCGAAAACGAATTAGAGCAGATAGTTTTATTAGGGCAAATAATTCTAAAATCTATCCCCCATGAACACTAAAAAAGAAACAAGCAAAAACCAAAAATGTATTTGTGATGAATCCGGGTTAAACGAAGAAACCCGTGCGGATATTGGACACTTTAAAAAATGTCCCCAAGCAAATATCCCAAATCAAATCATAGAGGAAGGATTGAAAGAATTTGAGGAAAAGTTTCCTTCACACATTTCAATGAATCACGGACTTAAATCCTTCCTCCTCTCCTCCCAAACCAACCTCATCAAAAGATTGATTGAGAAAGTGGAGGGGATGAAAGAGCGAGAGTATATGGATATGGATGAGGAAACGCAGTATTTCCCAGAAAACGAAAAGTATAACCAAGCCCTCCAAAAAATCATTGATTATCTTAAAGAGGGGATAAAAATATGAAAAAAGAAAAGAAAAAATGGGATTTTAACTGGAGATATAAAGTAGAATGTTATCGTTGCGGCAGAAAAAACAGTTTGAAAGAAACTCATTGTGAGTGTGGAGAAGAAATTGAGGAATGTAAAGAAGCCATAGATAAATTCAAATTTGCGGGCGGTGGATAACTTTATTTGCATGTGCTTTAATTCTGTTGTATATTAAAAACATGGAAAGGACATACAAATCACTGGATAGATTCAAAACCATTGTTTGAATTTGCCCAGTGATTTTATGTTAAAACGAAAACCATGTTGGGCTTGTGGGAAGCGTCCTCAGACGAAAGGCATTTTTTGCCATAAGTGCCAGTATTTATCTGTAAAAGAATACATAGAGTATCGCAAGGGTTATCCTCCGCTTTTATCGGTCATAACAAGATGAGCAAACATAAACACAAAAAGAGGAAAACTCATGGCTACTGAATTACAAAAGGCGGCAGTAGATAGGTTGGAACACAATATAAAAAAGGTTGGGAAGGTAAGTGTTAGCCGTGCTATGCGGGAAACAGTAACCATGAATGGGAAAAGATATGCTCCCTCGGTTGCCAAAAATCCCAAGAAGCTAACTGGAAGTAAAGGATTTCAAGAGATATATATTAAAAAGGGATTAACGGCTGGACTTATTACCGGCGCCTTGGTAGAAGACATAAAAAAGAAACCACAAAATAGATTAGGAGAAATGAGATTGGGGGCTGAAATACTTAAAATGAGTGATAAAGAAAGTGAAGGAAATAAAACTTTAATTATAAATATAACCGGAGAATCCGCGCAAAGATATGTTAGTATTCCACCCAACGCAGAAGATAGTCGCATTAGACCCTCATAGATTTAGAGTATTAAGGTGTGGAAGAAGATGGGGTAAAACCACACTCGCGATAGACCAGATGAAAGGCAGGGCGGCAGTATCTAACTCAAAAATTGCTTATTTATCAAATACATATCAACAGAGTAGAGATATAGCATGGGAACAGCTTAAAAGAGATTGTATCAACGCTGGAACCCTAAATGAAGCCCGACTGGAAATAAAATTAGTAAACGGCAGTCAAATAGTTTTAAGGGGATGGGAGTCGGTAGAAACTTTAAGAGGCCAGGCATTCGATCTGATAGTGGTAGATGAGGTGGCAAGTATGAATAACTTTTGGGTGAACTGGCAAGAAGTTTTAAGGCCCACCCTAACCGACACAAGAGGAGAAGCGATATTTATCAGCACCCCCAAAGGATTCAATCACTTTTACGACCTATGCAATTTAGAGCTTACCGACAAGGACTTTAAGACATTTCATTTTACCAGTTATGAGAATCCGTACATTCCAAAGGATGAGATAGACCGGGCTAAAGAAACTCTGCCACCCGATAGATTCGCGCAGGAATATGAAGCGAGTTTCCAAAAGACCAAAGGACTGGTTTATAAAGAGTTTTCAAGAGATAAACACCTATACGAAACTTTACCGGAAATAAGATTACAAAAACTTGCGGGAATAGATTTCGGATATAGGAATCCGGCCGCAGTATTGGAAATAAGATTTGACGGAGAAATGGTTTGGGTAAATGACGAATGGTATAAGACCGAGAGGACAGATGCCCAAATAGCCGATTATGTTAAAGCATGTAATTTTGAGGCCGTATATCCCGATCCGGAGAACTCCGGAGGCATAGAGGAAATGAGAAGAAAAGGGGTCAATGTGCGTGAGGTTATGAAGGGCAAGGGAAGCGTTAGGGCCGGAATTCAGATGATTAGAGAACTCCTGATAAGGAATAAATTAAAAATAAATAAACGGTGCGTAAACCTTATCTCCGAGTTTGAAATGTATTCGTATGACGAAAACCGGAACGAACGGAATGAACAGGAAGACCCGATAAAAGCCAACGATCACGCTTTAGACGCATTACGCTATGTTATATCTTCATGCCTACCAATCATTCAGAAACAAGAGAGGAGGAAACAAATGGGACTGGAGGCCATGCACAGTTACAATCACCCCCAGTACAACCTCGTGTAGAGTATCTATTTAATGTCAAGATTCCCGATGGGTGTTTGGACCCGGACGGGGGCGATTGCCCCCACAAAATCAAAGAGGTTAAGACACACTATAATCCAGTATAATGTAAATGAAAATTGAAACTTTTCCATACGGACTTCGGGTTATTTCATTTAATCGTGGGGAGTGTATCCACAACGATACCATGGGCAGGTGGGTAAATAGATTTATTTATTACAGATATTGTTTGGACTGCAGTAAAAAAACAAAGTTAGAGATTTATTGGAATTATCCCTTATTTACATGGAGGCGAAGTTTAAAAGACAGCTAATGACCTACTTGGATACCGGCCATCGCCACGAAAGCATGTCGGGTATGGCGGCCTGTAAGTATTGCGGAGATCGTTTTAAGAAAGGCGAGGCGTTATATAACCGCATGAGAAGGGAGAAGCCGGAACTTTTCACCAGACCGAAGCAGGAATTTCAACCAAGCGATAAACTGCGGGAAATGCACACCCGCGTAGTGGATAGGGTCAACCATGATAAACTTTATAGAGACCACTTATTGAAATCCCAATATGGCACGATAGAGGAGCAGAATAAAGAAGCTGATTTAGCCAATCAAGGATTTTATAAAAAGAATAGCAATTACAGCAAAAAAGTTCTATGACACAAATTGTTAAATACTTTTGCGATGTTTGCCTTAAAGAGTGTTTGATCAACGATGGATTAGGAACTTTTGCGGGGTTTATCGTGAAATTAAACCCAGAACTTAAACCCCAAAGATTAGGATTTGAAGGACATTATTGTTTTGAATGCGCCGAGAAGATAATAGAATTTATAGACCAATTAAAAAATGGACCAGATAGCCGAAATAAACAGCCAGGTGAAAGCAACGGTGGGGGTAAGTAAGATTCATGGCGTAGGAGTAATCGCTATAACCTCGATCCCCAAAGGTAACAGAGTATATGCCAATGAACTTCCGAGGATGTATAAGATGCCCTACGGGAGTATAAATAAGTTATTCCCAGAAATTAAAAAGATTATTTTAGACCGATGGCCCTCGTTGGTGAATGGAGGAAGAATAATAATTCACGATGTTAGATTACTCTCATTGATGAATCATAGCCCCGATCCCAACTACGCCCCCGAAACAGACACTGCCCTAAGAGATATAAACGCTGGGGAAGAAATTACGGAAAATTATCGTGAAATGAGGGGATGGGAACGGGTTTTTCCTGATTTGCCTAATTGGGAAAAACAGAATAAAATGGAGTTATGCCCACTGGAATTTATAAAAGAAAATCTCGCTCAGATGAGTATAGACACAATATCGCGTTGGCTCGTTTGGGTAAAAAGCTTAGTGAGGAAACACGAAAAAAGATAAGTGAAGCGCATAAAGGAAAAAAGAGGCCTCCCCTTACAGAAGAACATAAAGAAAAAGTGCGCTTGAATCATTGGTCTAAAAGTATAAAAGCAGAAGAAATAAAGAGAAAAATTGGAAATAAACACTTGGGTAGAAAACGGTCTGAAGAGGTTAGAAAGAGAATGTCCGAAGCGGCTAAAAAGAATCCAAGAAGATATTGGTTGGGAAAGAAACATCCACAAACAGAAGAATCAAAAAAGAAAATAAGCTTAGCCTTAATAAAGAATGGACATCATCCTCCAATACAAGTTGGTAAAAATAATTGGAACTGGAAGGGTGGAATATCAGCCAACCCTTATCCACGTTATTTTAATGAGAAGTTGAAGTTAAATATAAGAACACGAGATAATTTTATTTGTTGTTTATGCGGTAGAACGGAAAGAGAGGAGTTAGAAGAATTAAACAGGGTATTGTGTGTTAATCATATAGACTTCGATAAAAAGAACTGCACAGAACAAAACCTTAATACGTTATGTTTGAGATGTAATGTAAAAATAAATCGTGATAGAGCCTATTGGACTAATTATTTTGCCAAATAAAAACCCATGGTTAATTGTTATAAGTGCGAAAAAACCGAAGTCGCCGAGGAGTTCCAGCGTTGCTCTCTTTGCGAGGCGACTCATAAAGAACTTTGTGCAAAGTTAGACGCGCAGCCCAAACATTACGAACCTAAAGTCAGAGAGCAACTTTATTCATGGAAAGAGATGAAGCAAGGCATAGAAGTAACCAACTACATAAATCGAGGTGAGGCAGAAATTATGGGAATCAGGTTACCACCAGAATAATATGAAAAAAGGAATAAAGAAAATAAAAGGAGGAGTACCCACTAATGTTCCGTTTAGGCTTCAAGAAATTAACTATAAAGCCACCCTAAAATCATTGGGGAGGGTTTATAAATCCGAGGGCGCGACCATTGAAGAAGCCATAAGAGGAATTAAGGTTTCGGGCGGGGCAAAAGTTACGAGTGTTCTCTCGATAGAACATGGGGATAAGAAAACCGATAGGATTATAAACGGGATAACCGCCCATCGTCTTTTCAGTCAAGGAAGTCCCACCACAAGGGAAATTCATTTAAGTAAAGTTTGTATGTTGTTCATATAAAAAATTAAAAAGCCACTACTATCGGGACAACCGTACGATGTCCTGATGTAGTTGCGTAGTGGCTCTGCATCAGAACATTATCCGGCTGTCTCAGTCGGATTTTTTATGACACTGTTCGAACTCACAAACGAGGAAAGGATGAGATTACAACGCCTAAACTTGGATACATCTGCCGTATTTGCCCTGAAGAAGCTGTTTTTGAATGTCTGTGTCAGTGAGCCGGCATCCAGTGAGGCAATTAAAAAAATCACCAGAGCATTTTATGAATTAAGCGTAATGAGGTTGGATGAACAGAAAAAAACAGCAGAAGACAATTTAGTGTAAAGGTCGTAGGTCAAAAGTAAAAAAAACTATGTATAAATTACAGATAATTTTAACATCATTGGTGGCCACATTGTCGGTATTGGTTGCGCTTTTGGCTATCAAGCAGATACCGGAATTAAGTTTTGGCGGGGCTACGCCCGGACTATATAGCACCGTATCTTCATCTTCTGAAACGAGGATAGGTTCAACCTCGGCAGAAACCATATTCAATACAACGTTTGATTGCACTGCGCGGGTTATAAGCACCACCGGCAGGGCAATTATGCTTTCTTTCGGAAGCACTACGCCTACGGCTGTAGTGGGTCATGTGCAGGCAGCGTCCACTACGGTTGCCTATGATTCGGAGATTTATGGATGCGGACAGGTGAGGGCATATGCCTATGAAGTAAGCGCGACGGTTCCATCTTCAACGGTGGGTTTAATAGAATTTAGATAAACTCCTCTTAGTCGAGGGAGATAAAATAAATAAATTTATGTCAACTTTAGAATCAGCCCGCATGCCTTCATTGCGGGACAAGCAAGTAGAAGCGGAAAAATTAGAATTAGCAACAAAAAAGTCGGCTCCGACAGAGCCATTAAAGGTCGCAGTAAGAGGTAAAAAGAAATAAATATGCTAAAACATATATTAGTTTCGTTAGGAATTTCTGTAGTGGTAGTGGCTCTGGGATTGTCTTTATTTACCTCGGAGCCATCAATAGTTGAAGTTGAAAGAATAGCTGAAAGAGTATCTGAAAGAATAGCTGAAAGAATGGGGGCATTTTCCGGCCCGGAGATAAGTTCGCCCTATTTAGCCATAAATGAAGTCAGAGATTATTATTATAGCGGCACGTTCGCCAACGCGACTTCAACCCTGTGTTCTTTCCGGCTTCCGCCCGCAACTACAACCCTTATAACTTGGGACGGGCAGATTACCACGGCTACCACGGTTGCAGTTGATCTTCATTTGGATAATTCAGCAGGATCGGGCAACGCAACTCAATTAACCGCCACATCTTCAACAAACTTAATAACTGCTAATGTGGCTGCCGATGTATTGGGTGAGTTAAGTTATCGTGCAACCACTACCGGCATGAACACTAAAAACGTTTTTGGCCCCAATCGTTACTTGGTTTTGGGAGTTAAAAGACCGGATAGTATCGCAGATGCTGGAGTAAGCACGGATGTAATTGGAGACGGGTTTTGTAAAGCCCAAGTTCGTATAGTTAATAACGCTCAATAAATTTAAACAGATACATACGGAGTTAATAAATTATTAGTTAATCAGTGGACTAGGACACTTAATTCTAGAAATTCTGTGACCGTCCATATCACTTAAATTATGGAAAATGATAACGAGTTACTCGCCTCTGAAAACGAGAATATCAGCGATGATGTAGAAAGTTTACAATCAGAACTGAAAAAGTTACGGGAAAATAATCGGCATTTGTTTGCCCGTACTAAAAGGGCAGAGGGCTTTGAACAGAATGAAGATGGTAAATGGATAAAAGTTAATATAAAAGAAAAGTCTGAACCTAAACAGCCTGAACCCAAAGAGCCGAAAAAATCAGACGATAAGCTATTGGAACGGCTGGATAAAATGGCCAAGAAAATGGCCAATATCGAGGCCGGTGAGCAAGAAGAACTTTTTAACAAATGGAAGACGGACACCAATCGGGAAGCTGATGACATAATCAGTAACCCTATCTTTCAGAAAGAACTAGGAGAGTTGAAAACCGCTAAAGCGAATCTGGCGGCCACCTCTGACATAAAAGGAGAACACGGCGAATCGGGAGTTAAGAACACTCCTGATTACTGGATTGCTAAAGCCACCAAGGGGCCGGACGGGAAATTATTGTTTTCGGACGAAACCCCCAAGGAGCTTTATTCTAAAATACTGGAGAAATTGGCGGAAAATGAACCTGGTAATTCTGAAGCATTGAAGTTCTACAACTCTAAGTAGTCGATCATAGCCATTTGTCTGGTTCTCTAAAAACTAAATATCTGTTTATGGTATGTTTTCTCTATTTTAGGAGAAGATAGGTCATAACACAGACAGATAATCTTGGCAAATACAGTAACTTATGAAACTCTTTTTGAGCGGGACATGCAAGAGCGTTTAGCCCGTCCCCAAAACTGGAAAGAAATGTGCAAGGTAACCATGAGCAATACTCGTGTTATTACCTCGCAGTCCATTTCTACTACCGGTGATTGGGCGGCAACAGGCACTCTGACCCGTGGAACCGCGTTTGATCCGACAGATGTCGCGGAAGTCGCAGACACCCTTACGATCTCTACCAGCCATCATGTTACCACTTACTTTGACTTTGGTGATCTTTCCCAATCTCCATGGACGACTGAAAAAGAAATCTTTGGCCGCGCGGGAGAGCGGATTGGAGAGCGAATCGAAATTGAAGTTTTGGGACAACACGCAAGCTGGAGAAATATCGGAGGATCAGGTGGAGCTTGGACTGACAACACCGATGTCGCTCTTGCCGCATCAGCTTCCAACATTGACGACCTGGCACGCCTTATTAGGACTGTGATCAGGACACAAAATGGAGCTAATTTGATGGCAAGAAACGGAGTCGGGGTTGTGTTACATCCTACAAGTTTTCAGTTCGTGGAGGCTTTTGCTCAGGCTTTTTCAAAACTATTAGGCCTGGTTAAATCCTTTCTGATATACGGCGAAAATCCAGAAGTGGGCAACGCCTTGCAAGGTTCCTTCGCATAAAGCGAATACCGGCAACAACGACTGAGCGAAAGGAAGCGCAAAAATGCGCTATACAACAGTCTGAACATGGGTATAACAAAAGAAGCCCATGAGAGATATCCGAAGCGGTATCTCCGCACATTGAAAACTTAATTGAGGAGTTGAAAAGTATGTTTGCTCATGCTAAAATAGAGGCATGGATAAACAACAAAAAGAAAAACAAAGGGAGATGTATAGGAAGATGAGGCAAAATCCAGAATGGGTAAAAAAGTACAGAGAATACCACCGAGCTTATGATAAAAAGTGGCGAAAAGATAACCCAAAATATGCCGAATCTCATAGAAATCAAATGCGAGAATGGGGTAGAAAAAATGCTAAGCGGATTTATGAGAGACGGAGACAGAGGCCTTACGAAAAGATAGCCGCGACTATAAGAAGTCGTATGAATGATTTTGCTAAAAGAGGGTGGGGTTCGGAAAAAACAGAAAAACTGCTTGGCTGTACATTCAAGGAGTTAAAAATACATCTTGAAAAACAATTTAAGCCAGATATGACTTGGAATAATTACGGCTTCTATGGGTGGCATATTGACCATTTTAGACCCCTTTCTAGCTTTAATTTGAAGAACTCTAAGGAGCGAAAAAGGGCGTGGCACTACACAAATCTCCAACCTTTATGGATGAAAGAAAATCTCCAAAAGCACACAAAAATTCTCAATTAAGCAATGTGAAGTAACAAAATTGAATGGTTTTGCGTCAGCAGATGACGCGTTGAAAAACGGCCTTGCGCCCCAGGTTAAATATCTTGGTGTAACTTGGTACGTTTCCAATGACAACGTGGCTGATCATGCCTTTG